TTATCAGGCATAAGCGCGCAAGATATTCAAAAGGCTACACTTCAGCAACGTATTGTTTCTGCTGGCATATTGTTTGATAAGGAGCGGGAGTTGACAGGATCAGACAAGAGCGTATTACCATTAGTAATAATCAATAGGATACAGATCAATAATGACAGCACTAGACAGAGTTTAAATGGGGAAATTATAGACGTTAAAGATGAATAATATTTTATTTTTTATAGATCGTAATAGACAGAAAGGGTACCCCCCATACACCCCCCTCACCCTGTCTATGCAGCAGCTATACTCAAAATCAGACTTTGTAAAACAAAGCGTTTTATCGCTTTAATAAGCGTTCTTTGACAGATAGCGAAAAGTCACATGGTGTTGATACACCCGACGTTCCGAAAGTCCACGCAGGGCGGATAAGACGTGGAATGCAGGATAAAACAGGCTATAAATTAGATGTAAATACGAGATGAGAGTTACCTTTGGTGCGGTGGCGGTATTGAAGGGAGTTGATAAGAGCCAAAGACGTAGAGCGGAAGCTGCCTGACAAACGTGTGATGATAGAGTTATCTGGATACATGCTCGTAAACTTCGTTAATTGAATTTAACGGGTAGTTTTATGTGTAAAGAACAAAGACGTTTGGCAAGGGGATAAGTCTGTACTGGTGCTGTGGGAAGGTGGCATTTGGAGTTTGATATTATTGATGTTTTAAAAAAGCTAACATAGGTGTAGTAATGGGATAATTTGCTGCTGTTTGTTGCTTGTTTTGGTGTTGTTGTTTTGGAAGGTTGATTTATGAGTAAGAAGTCAGATGCTCGTCTTGAAAAGCAGTTAAACAATAAGCGTAAGGAAGTAGATTTTGACAAGGACATTGCGAAATTTACTGAACGGCAGATGGAAGTCTGCGCTGCTGTAGACAGCGGTATGTATAAATATCTTCTTTATGGTGGGTGCCTGGGGGGAGGGAAATCGTATCTTTTAAGGTGGATTCTTGTCAGATTGTTGATGGCGTGGTACTTTGAAAAGGGATTGACATGGGTGCAGGTGATGCTTGCTTGTGAAGATTATCCTTCTTTAAAGGATCGTCAGTTGACAAAGATTGCCCGTGAATTCCCCGCATGGCTGGGAAAGGGATATTCTGATCACAAGGACTATGGCAGGTGTTTTATACTTGCTCCCGAGTACGGAAATGGAGTTATTTGCTTTAGGAATTTGGATGATTCAAGTAAGTATCAGTCTGCCGAATTCGCTGCTATAGGGATAGATGAACTGACAAAGAACCCGTTTGACACGTTTAATGACCTTAGAATGCGGTTAAGATGGTCTGGTTTAAACGATAATGAGACGCTTTTCTTTGGAGGAACGAATCCCGGTGGGATAGGACACGCTTTTTGTAAGGCATTTTGGATTGACGGTATCTTCCCTCCTGAATATAAAGAACCAACAGACTACACCAAGAAATTCAAATTTATTCAATCCAAAGCAGAAGACAACCCCTATCTGGATGCTACTTACTGGAATATGCTCAATACGCTCCCACTTCACTTGAGAGCTGCTTTTAGGGATGGTTCATGGGATACATTCATTGGACAGGCTTTTCAGGAGTGGAACAGACACCATCATGTAATTAAGTCAATTCCCGTGCCTAAAGATGCGCCCTTGTTTATGACGTTTGACTGGGGCTTTGGAGCGCCTTTTAGTGCAAATTGGTACTGGATTGATTCAGACGGTAGATTTTATATGTTTGCAGAATGGTACGGATGGAATGGAACCCCAAATCAAGGATTAAGACTTTCTGACAGCGAAATAGCAGAAGGAATTAAAGTACGTGAAGAATCTATGGGATTTAACACGACAGACAAAACAAATAACGGAATAGTATTTAATCCTCAAATTACTAGATTTTGCGATCCTACGTGTTTTAACAAGAAACCTGACTATAGAGGTGGTGGACAAGGCGCTTCCACAGCAGATGAATTTAGAATGAAAGGTATTGTTTTAAGACCCGGTGATCCTGCACGTGTATTAAAATGGCGACAAGTGCATCAGAGACTTCATGTACCTATAGAAGATGGTAAAGTAGTTGGTGTACCTATGATGCAGATTTACGACAACTGCATTCATTTTATCAGGACTTTATCAACTCTGGTAGTCAACCCTAATAATCCTGAAGATATTGATTCAAGTGGTGAAGATCACTGTTTAAGTGGCGACACATTGGTTATAACAAATAATGGTGAAATAAAAATATCTGATTTAGTAGGGACAGAGGGATTTGTTAAAACTATTAATGATAAATGGACTAAATATTATAATTGTAGAAAAACACAAAAAAACACAGATGTTATAAAAATAGATTTTTCAAACGGAAGATCAGTTATTTGTACTCCTGACCATAAATTCATGTTATTAAACAAAAAATGGATAAAAGCACTTGACTTGTCTGATAAGTATTGCTATATTAGTATAACTAATACTAGGAGGCAATTATGCAAGTCAATATTATCTCAGATACTATTCAAGAATTTAATGGAAAAAGATATTATAGATGTGGACAATACTTTCAACACAAAGGGAAAAGGTTGCATCGAGCAGTATATGAATTTCATAATGGAAAAATTCCTAATGGATTTCATTCCCATCATAAAGATAAAAATAAAGCGAATAACCAACCAGATAACATTACAATTAAACCAGTTAAAGAACATATGCAATTACATTGTATATTACATAAATTATCAAATGCAAAACAAAATTTACTTAACGCCAGAAAATTTGCATCTATCTGGCATGGAAGTGATGCGGGAAGAAAATGGCATAAAGAACATTATGACAATGATTGCAGAGAAGCAATTATTAAGAGAACAAAAAAAATATGTGAACAATGTGGAAAAGAATTTAACGGGACTCATTTATCCTTATACTGCTCAAGGGAATGTCAACAGAAAGGAACACTCATTAAAAGTAGAAGAAAAGAACAACTTTGTGAAATATGTTCAAAACCATTTTTTACAAACGGTTATCAAAATCAAAAAACTTGCTCTCCACATTGTAGAAGTTTGCTTACATGGAAAACTCGTAAAGGCTATTAATATACAATCATTTGGCAAACAAGATGTTTATTGTTTAGATGTTGAGGATTCTTCACATTCCTTTTATATCGAAGGGGGAATCCTTGTTCATAATTGTGCGGATTCTTTTGCCCTATTATGTATGGCAAGACCAATGCAAATGAAGTCATGGAGCAAGTCACTTCCAGAAAAGGAATCTAAAAAACCAATAGACATATCTGGGATAGCTCATATGGAATTAGAAGAATTTTACGAAAATCAAGACAAGGAGTCTTATTATGGATGGTAATTTTACAGTAATTTTAGTGTTGTTTTCTTATGTAATTTTAGGAATATTAATAATTAGCTTGTTTTTTGATAAAAAACGTCTACAATGTCAACAAAACGATCTTTTAAATAGACTTATGTCAAAGAACTATGTTGAATACACACAAATGGAAGCACATAAAGTAGTTAAGCCTCCAGAAACTAAAACAACTCCTCTTTTAGAGGAACAAGACGTATTTTCGGTGGATTAAATGAAATTATCCGAAGTTTATCAGAAAGTAAAAGGAAAGATTGATGATAAAGAGCTATTAAGTGCTACAAATACTCTTTTTGATACCGCCCAGCGTGATTATTCAAGAATGATGATGGAGAAGATATGGTTTCGGAACATCCTGTACTACCTCGGAGAACAATACTTAGAATACATCAAATCAACTCAGTCTTTCAGAAGAAGAATCTTACCCGATTATATACCGACCCCTGTTTCAAACGAGATATGCGAATATTGCAGATCAGTCAAAGCAATGATGCTAAACCAGAAACTTGTCTTAAAAGTCGCACCAAACAGTAACGATAAAGACGATATTAAGGCAGCAGAACTCGGCGAAACATTAATGCAATGGATGGACGGTCTGAATGAAGGTGAATTTCAGGACGAAAAAGAGAAAGTAGCACTCCAACTGCCTCTTTTTGGAACTGGATTCATGCGTACATATCCGTTTATGAATGACAGCCAATGGGTTTTTGATAAGGACGGCAATCCTATTAATACAGGCGAGGTAGGTTCAGAAGCAATTATTCCGTTTCAAGTATTCGTGGATATGCTCGGAGATCGCCTGAATAAGAAACGCTGGATAGGAATTCAATCTTTAAAATCAAGAGAATGGGTAGAAGACATCTTTAAAGTGAAGATTTCTGGCGGTGAAAGCATTGCTACAATAGACTACAACCGCAGATTAATGCACATGGTGGGTCAAGTATCTCCTTGGAAAGGAGCGGGGCTTGATGCTTCTGTATATACAGCAGACGATGACGATTTAGTGCTTTTCAGAGAAGTAGAGATGTCCCCGACACGAACTTACCCATTAGGACGCTATATAATAAGTTGTGGCGATAAACTGCTTAAAAAGTACGACAGATTGCCGATTAAGACAGAAAATGGCAAATGGTACTACTCTCTAACGGACTTTCATTTTGATTATTCACCAGGCTGTTTCTGGTCAAACGCTGGTGTTAATAACTTAATAAGTCCTCAAAACACAATCAACGAAATAGATCAGGCTTTATCAATCAACCGAAAAGGACTGGGAAGACCTAAATTATTCAGTCCGGGCGAAATCGGTTTAAAACGTGTAGATCACGTAGATGGACTTGGAGTAGGTCTTTTGATGGTTCAGTATGACCCGATTCTTTCTGGAGGTCAGAAACCCAGTATAGAAAACGGCACTCCGCTTCCCAATATGGTGCTTGAAGAAAGAAGTATTCAGAGAACAGTAATTCAGGATGTATCTGGTGATCCTAAAAACATATTAAGGGGTGATTCTCCCGGTTCCAAGGCTTCGGGAATAATGGTTGATATTCTTCGTGAAACTGCTGAAAAAGGTCATTATCCTGATATAGACCGCTATATAAGAGCAATGACACGTGTTAATAAGAAAAGAATGCTTATTGCCCAAGAGATGATGACAGAAGAACGTATTCTGAAAATAGCGGGTAGGGGCAATAAGTGGAAGATAACCAAATTCAAGGCGGCTGATTTAAGAGACAATACAGATTTGAGAATGGAACTTGATTCTGGTATTGCTTCAACAAACGCAGGTAAGATGGACATATTGCTTGATTTTGCCCAACGTGGGATTTTAGGCAACGTAGCAGAAGATCAGGAACTCAAACAGGAACTTTTGAGACGGGCAGGTCTTTCAGGATTCACCGAACAGGAAAACCCCGATACAAAGAGAGCAGATTACGAAAATGCCCTCATAGAGTCAGGTGAAGTCGGAAATATAATGGTTTGTGACGTAGATCAAAAGACAGGAACTATCAGCCCCGAAAGTGAAGTTCTTGTCCACGATCCGTTCTTTAAATACGACAACCATCAGATACATTACGAAACTCACCGCAGATGTATAATGTCCGAAGCATTTGGAGAATGGGACGAAAAATCAAAACAGATAATGATCTCCCATACAGACACTCATCATATGCAGTTGGTTGAAGATCAGAAGAATGTTCCTCCCGAACCGCATGATCCTAGAGAATTTGTCCAAATGGATAAGTTATATTCACTACTTACACGAAAAGAGCAGATGTTCTACTTGAAGAACGAACTGCATATTGAACCCGACATGGAAGGTCAGGTAGCGGGGATTCCCTCTGCACAAGACATAATGAAACAGCAACAGGAATCACGTAAGAACGATATAGACGAAAAGAAGCTGGTCGTAGATGCTAAAAAGGACGAAGACAATGGCGGTGAGATAGAAAAGAAAGCAACAGGCGGCAGGGTAAATGCAGGAGAACCTTATATAGTTGGTGAAAGAGGAGTAGAAGCGTTTACAGGGATGGTTCAAGCTCCCAACAGACCATTGACTCAAGTGGAGATGCTGTCCGCAGGTTCTGCACCAGTTTCACAGCCAACACCAACTCCACAAGGATATGGAACACCTCCCCAACCTGTAGGTGTAAGAGGAGAAGAGGTTTTTGTTCCCAGACAGGACGGAACGATAATCCCTAATAACAAGATTGCTGAAAAAGTGGCAAAGACACCACAACCTATTAACCCATTAGGGGGAACACAATACATAAATACTGCGATTAACCCGGATACAAGTTTAACGACTCCTAGTGTTCCCACTCCTGTATCTCCGATAGTTCCTTATTTGCCACGTTATAGAAAGGATGAAAATGGATAAAATAACAAGTCTGGGCGATTTAATGAAAGCAGTCCAAAAGAAAGTAAAACTTCCCAAGCCAAAAGGTTTGAGAATGGTTAAGAAAGTGATGTCCAAAAGTGGTAAAATATTCAAAGGAGCGGTGAATGAATCTAGCACTTGATGAAAAGAAAACCACTCAAGGCATAATGATTGAATTTGCCGATCATGGAGAAGAATACGAAGCAGAGATCGGTAAGTTTATGCGTATGTTCCTTCAAGAAGGAGACACATTTATTGATTGTGGCGCTCATGTAGGATTTTTTACAGTTCTAGGCGCTGAACTAGGAACAAAAGTATACGCCTTTGAGCCAGAGAAAACTAACTTCAAGTCATTGAAACAAAATATCCACATAAATGGATACGAGAATACATATCTTTTCAACAAAGCAGTAGGAGACGAAAACAGGGAAATTGATCTTTATGTCTGTTTGGACAATGACGGAGGCAATGCTTTTTGGGATATTTCCAAACATCCCTTTAATAAAAAAACCAAGTTAAACAAGAAAATGCAGAAAACTGAAATGGTCACGCTTGATTCAGTTATTAATGACCCCGTAAAACTCATTAAAATAGACGTAGAGGGCTGCGAGTTTAAGGTCTTAAAGGGAGCGTACAATCTACTATTAAAGTATCATCCTGCGGTGATTTTAGAAATAAACGATACGGCACTTGAAGAAATGGGGTCAAGTCGCATTGAAGTAATAAGATTTATGAATGATCTGAATTACAACTGCTATGATCTATTAACAGGTAATTTAAGAGAATGTAATACAGAAGTAAATACTGCTTTTGTTTTTAATGTAGTATTTATACCAAAAGAGTTGAACGGATAGATAACTTATTTGTAATTTGGGATATCCCCAACTTGCAAAATAAACCCCAAAGGAGAATTTATGGCAGACGAAACAACCGTAAAAGTGGACTCGGACTCCACAACAGAAGAAACTAAAAAGGATGTTGGTGCTGATTCATCCACAGCAGATAAGGACGTAAAAGAGAAGTCGTCCGACTCTGAAGTTCCTTGGCATAAAGACCCAAGATTTAAAAGTGATCTTGCGGCACTAAAGACCGTCAAAGCACTTATGGAAGCAAACAGCCTTGACGATCCAGACGAGTTAAAAGAACTTGTTGAATCTGGAGCCAAGATAAAAGGTAAAAAAGTTGATCTCAACAATATAGATGAGATAATTGCCCGTGCAGAAGAAAACAAGCGTCACCACGAATACTGGGCAAGAGAAAAGGAGATGCAGCGGGAAGTAACGGAGTCACCAGAACAAACGATTGCCAGATTAAAAAGGGAAAAAGAAGAAGTAACTTATAAGGTTACGGCAAGAGAACAGGCAGAAAGAGCAGCTTCAGAAGCGAAACAGTCAGTAGATTTTTACGAGGGAGAGGTTAAAAACTCCCTAGATTTGATTGACGATTTGAAACAGGCAGAGAAAGAATACATTGCTTGGTCGCTGGGAGTCGCAAACGAATGCAATGAAATTGCCATAACCGATAAGAAAGCAATCAAGAAACTATTAAATTCTGGTGTGAGTAAATTCAAAAAACTGGAGGAGAGCATCAAACAGGAAGCAGTAAAAGAATATTTAGCTGGCAAGTTAAGCGTTCCAAATGTTCCTGCTTCAAGTGGTGCGGCTCCTACTATAAAGACCGAACTTCCAAAAGGATTAAAGGGACTTCGGTCAGCCTTCTCGGAGGCGTTACATAGAAAAGGAGAGTAAAAAATGGGTAGTTATGCTGATTTAACAAATTTAGCCAATGCGCTAAAAACCGTTTATGGCGATGGACTGAAAAATCAGTTCAACGATGAAAAAACAACCTACAATCTTTTCCCGAAGTCGGATAAGTCCCCTAAAGGAAAGGGTTATACTTTTGGTCTTCGTATAGCACGTAATCAGTCAACTGGTGGTCGTGCAGAATCTGGCAAATTGCCTGATCCGATGACTGGTATCAAGATCAACGGAACCATCACTCCTGCGTATTTGTATGGTTCTCTGCGTATTACTGGTGTGGCTATTGAAGCTGCAAAAGGCAACGAAGCGGCATTTGTCGATGGTCTGGCTGATGAAATTGAAGACATCTATCAGAGCATTATTGTTGACATGAACCGTCAGATGCATTGGGATGGTTATGGACAGATTGGTCGTGCTTCTGCTGCAAGTTCAGCCGCAGCCAATGCGACTTACGCAGTAACCTTTGACAATGATTTAGGTATTAAGTATTTCATTGAAGGTCAGTTGGTTGACTTCTACGCCTCTGCCGGCGATACGGTTCTTGGTTCTTCGGGTTCTGCCGCATACGCACAGAGAGTAAAAGCAGTTGCTCCGTCCACCAAGGTTGTCACGTTTGAAACCAATGCTACTACGTTTGCCGCAAATCATCCTACCTTGTCTTCGTTGACAAACGGTGTTACTTGCACGACTACGAATGGTATGGTAGTTGTGAAAATGGGTACGAGGGATTTGGCACACGCAGGTACGGAAACACCTGTCGAATTAACTGGTCTTTACGGGATGTTTGACAATGGAACCCGCCTGTCTGTTTATGAAGGCATTACCGTTGCTTCTCAGCCGAAATGGGCTGCAAATGTTCTTTCTAATTCCAGCGTAAACCGTGAACTTTCTATTGATCTTATGCTTCAGGCGATTGACGTTGTCCGTACCGCCTCTGGTGGGAAGATTGATAAGATGTTGATGGGATTGGGTCAGAAACGGAAGTATGCAAATCTTCTGCTTCCTGATGTGCGGTTCTCTCCCGGCGTTCTGAAGGGCGGATATGAAACCCTGACGTTCTCTGGTGGCGATGGCTCCGTGGAAATGATTATTGATCCTATGTGCCAGTCCAACCTCATTTACTGTTTCCCCGAAGGAGTAATCCAGAAATACGAAATGAGTCCTCTTGGCTGGGGTAATCTGGATAATAGTCAGCTTCATCAGAGAGCAGGGTATGACGAATGGGATGCATACCTGCGAATTTACACACAAATCGGGTGCGAGCAAAGGAACTGTCTAGCCCTTATTTCCGATCTCGTGGAACCCTCACTTTACACGTGAGATTAAGTAGTTAGTGGCTCTTTGGCATAAGAATAAATAAATTGTTTGACAAAAAAGTGTTCATGGTGTATGCTAAAGAATAAAACGGAGGTATGCACCATGGACACACAACAATGTATTAAATGCAAAGAGATAAAACCACTAGATATGTTTTATGCAAATAAGCAATCTAAAAACAAAAAATGTTATAGATGTAAAGTTTGCATGAATAAAGTTACGATTGAAAATTATCGTAAAAAACAGAAACCAAAGAAGGATTGGTCAACAGATGAAGGATTTAAGATTTGTCGGAAGTGTTTAAACAAAAAACCAATAAATGATTTTAATATTCATTATGGTAAAACACGGACGAAAGATAAAATGCGAAATGAATGTAAGGAATGCCAAAAAACACAT